ATGCCAACAGGCATGAAAATTAAGCAACATGACATCTTTGCGATCGCGCTTAGAGATGGAACAGAACCAAATCACGCCGCAGTATTAGTTGATGCAGAACAGAATCTAATCTTACACTCAATGTCTCCACAATCCTGTAGCAAGATTGAACCTTATGGAAGATATCTAAGACAAAGAACCGTGGCTCACTACCGATTAAAACGCTTATGCTAACAACAATAAAGTTAAATGGGATCTTAGGTGTTGAATTTGCACCGGAAATAAAAGGGGAACTAAATACACCCCAAGAGGTTGTTAATTTTCTGTGCTGTAATTTCCCTGACTTTAGGCACTACGTATTAGGATCTGAGTGGCACTACACAATGGTAGTGAAGGGCAACAATTGGGAACGCTACATCGTAGAAGATTCCCCGTCTGTCATACTGCCTGTTACCGGATGCGTAGTAGAAATTACCCCAGTAATTGAAAGTTCAGGACGCACCTTAACCAGTATCGCCATGATTGGTATTGGTATTGCACTGGTAGCTACAGGAGCAGCAACCGGGCTAGGCATATCTTTGATATTAAGCGGTGCTACATCGCTGCTTAGTTCTTTGATTAACGGCAATCCTAAGAAAGAAGAAGCTAGATCAACCTTCTTTCAAGCATCAGGCTACAATACCAAAGAAGGAACACCTATACCACTGGTTTTTGGTGACGTACTGGTAAAAAACTTTCAAGTATTGTCACAGGAAATTAGTTCACCAACTTTTCCGTTTTCCGATCCAGCAACCAAAGAACAGGACTACGCGGGTTATGCCAAATGTCCAGTTTTGCTGATAGAAGATTATGAGGAAGATAGCACAAATTATCCAGATCCAAGTCATGTAGTTACCTTTACTGTGAAAACTACAACGTTAAAATCCACTATTCCGACTGGAGAAATATTACAACTAGTGCGGTTTTCTGGTAACAAACCATTTATTTCTTACTATGATCCTTATCAGGAAGATGGCATAAATTTTCCCACAAAATTTGTTACAACGAGTCCATTTAATATTGGTGATACAAAGCTCTATTGCAATCCAGATGGCTATAGTGAAGAGGAATTAGATTATTACTCAAATTTCATCAGTCTAGCTAAAATGCACTATAAGCAGCTAACGATTTTGGTACAATCTCAAGTTTATCCATAAATATTATGTCTAAACCAATTATCGATCCTATTACCGGAACTACTGATGATACTGTTAAGTTATTGTTAGGAATTTGTGAAGGTGAAATAGAAGGCATTGAATCAGCTAAGGATGTCTATTTTGATAAAACCCCCTATATTAACAATAACGGCAGTCCCAATTTTAAGGATGTAAACATAGACAGTAGCAACGGGGGGAAAAATCCGGTGCTGCCGTGGATGTCTTCAATGAATGGAAGTTTTAACTTTAGTGGCACGTACAATGTCAACCCAGTTAATTTAGTCGTCAAAAATGATGGAGTTGGAATAACCAGAAGCATTACAAATGCTGACATTAACAAAATCAAAATTAGACTTAGTTTTTTAGCGGAATTTGTTAACAAAAGTGGTGACAGATTAAAAACAGATATTTGTTTTAGCGTTGCCATTAAGGAAGGAGTTAACGGTGTTTTTGTTGACCGAATTTCTAAGTGCATGATTGTCCGCTATCCAGATTTTGTGACCTTTGAATTTATATTTCCTGTTGATTCTAGCAAGGATTATTTTGAAGTTAGAGTCAAAAAAACTGGTCCAGTAGAGCCGCCTAACCCTGATGACAGAGAAGATAAAGAAACCGTAGTTGTAAAATGGGCTGATTACACGGAAATAGCTGAAGACCAGGTTTTATACTCAAATACTGCGCTACTGGCACTGGGATTCCCCGCTAAAACCTTCCAGTCAACTCCAGAAGTTTGGGTAAAGGTTAAAGGCATCAAGGATTGCAAAATACCCAGCAATGCAACCATCAACGCAACCGACAGGGGGACAGACTTTAATGGCGGCTGGAATGGAACGCTGTACACACCCACTAAAGCAACCGCAGATCCCGCCTGGATTGTTTACTATTTACTGACTAACCCCAGATTTAGATTAGGTATACCGGAATCTTACATTGATAAATTTGCACTCTATCAATGCAGTGTGTACAACAACCAATTTGTTTCTGACGGCGGCGGAGGAACGGAAAGAAGATTTTTATTCAACACCATCCTGGGTTCTGGCGGGCAGGAATCGGTGTTAGAAATGGTGCGGGCTGTTTGTTCCACAATGTACGCAAAGCCTTATTGGAATGGCTCACAAATCAGTTTTTGGCAGGAACGCCCAATGAGTGCCTTACCAAAAATACTGACTAACGCAGATGTAGAGGAAGGAAAATTTGTTTATCAAACCAGGGAACTAAACACCGTAACTACTGTAGCCAAGGTATCTTATCAGTCAACTATTGAGGACTGGGAGTTAGTCCCAGAGATTGTTGAAGAACCAGCTTCTATTGATAGGTATGGATATCAAACGGAAGAATATGCACTATTAGGAGAAACTAGGCGAGCCGCTGCTATTAGATCAGGACGCAGGACTATTTTAAGTTCTTTACCTAACGTCATTACCTTGACCTGCAAGATTAGGGCGCGGGCTATGTTTTTTCAACCCGGTGATGTGATTCAAGTATCTGATACCGCTAGGAACAAAGTCAGAGTTGGGGGATTGGTGTCTGCGGTCACAGCCAATAAAATTACTTTAGACGCACCTATCACACTGACTGCAAATACAGGAAAAAAGATTTTTTTAACCCTTCCTGATGAATCCGTAATTGAGAGAGCGATCGCTAACCCCGCAGGAACTTTCACGGAAATTAATCTCAGTACACCATTGACCACATTACCGATTGTTCACTCACCATGGCAGATAGTAGATGAAATTAGCAGGGTAAAGCTATATAGGATCACAGATGTAGCACCTGATTCTGAAAATAGATCCTTGTTTGAAGTAACCGCAAAAACCTACAGTGAAGATTTTTTTACTCAAGTAGAAACAGGAATCAAGATACCCAAAGATATCAATCAAAACCCACTACCGACAGAAGTTGCACCACCTAATAATTTTTCTGTAGAGCTAATAAAAATTAGCATCAATAATATTGATACTTATTCTTTACTAGCTTCATGGCAACGACCTTATAGGGAAGATTTTGGAACTAAGCTTAGTGTTTCCAGTCTGACTGTTTTTAATGGTAGTGCGATCGCGACCACAACAGCCAATCACAACTATCAAACCAATGATTTAATTCAAATTAGTGGAGCGGATCAATCAGCTTACAACAGCAGATTTATTATTACAAAGATCAGTAATACTCAATTTAGTTTTACTGTTTCAAATTCCGCACCAAGTCCAGTCACAGGAAATATTAATAGTGTAAGATTGATAGAAGAACCTTACATCAAAAACTACAGAATACAATACAAAAAAAGTGAAGGATCTGAATGGAATAGCATATTAGAAACGGCGGAACTTTCAGCTAGATGGGACAATTTAACCATTGGCGATTATATTGTCAGAATAGCGGCTGTAACCACAAATAACAAGGTTAGTATCTTTATTCAAGCTAATAATCTTGGTGCTAAGTTAGTCTCTTCTTTTAATAACAAAAACAACTCATTCTTTGCAGGAGAATTTTAATGGCACAGCCTTATATTGGTCCAAATGGAAACACACAGTACAGAGAGGCAGATGGCGATGGCAGTTTAGCCACGCCTTACATACCAGCATTCACGGTTGCTAATAACTTAGTTGTCAGTAATCCTAAATATTTTTCTGAGGTTACTGTCACTAAACCAGCCACAACAACAGCTTATGATATTAACAAAGTTTATGGCAATCTATTCCAAATTCCTAATATTGGAAATAGTGGGGGGATCATTGAATTAACCAGTGTGAGCATTGTCTTTGACTTAGCAACCCTACCCACTGGTATGAGCGATTTTGCGCTGTACTTATTCAATTCTAGTCCTGCAACCACATTTGCTAACAATGAATTATTTAGTGCTCCTACCAACAACAGAACATCCTTGTTAACATTAAATGGAATTAACTTAACCGCAAACTTAGCCAGGGGCGGGGGAACGGTTATAGCTGAAACAATCTTGATTAATTCAATGTTTAAGTTAGCTAGTGCCAGTACGTCTTTATGGGGATACTTGGTAAGTTTATCTACCTTTAGTCATAATGCTAGTAGTAGTTTTATAATTCGATTATACGCTAAATAATTGAGGTAAAATGATTGAATTAAACTTTGAGAGTCAGAATAAAAATACTTTGTCAACATTATTTTATATTCCTACTTATGTTGACTATTCAAGTACCGCACCTATCCTAACTTTGCCACCCATAAAATGGGGTTTTTCTAACAATAAAACAATATTTCAGCAGACCACTAAATTAGGAGACAATTACAGTCAAACAGTGATTAATCCTGATTCTGTAAGGGCAACTTATGAAATAGCAATCCCCAATTTAAGTACAATCTTAAAAGATGAAATTGTATCTACATTTAAGCAGTACGGAGGCTTTACTAAATTCAGGTGGCGACCCAGTGATGCTTTTGCGTATAAAGATTTTGTCTGTGATAAATCGAGTGCCACTAATCAAGGAACTAACTTGTGGGAAATAACTGCAACCTTTACAGAACAAAGAGCATTTGGGCTACAGGAAAAAATCTTACTGTTTGAAAATCAGAGAATAGACAGCATTAAAGCTCAGTTCCCTGTATTAGGTGAATTAAACTTTGAAAACCAAAGGAAACAATCTTTATGACCATTACTAATGACGCTTACGGTAATTATTTCATAGGCAACAAAGACACCACGGATTTATTAAACTGGGATGAACTTTTAAATTGCATGAGACAGGCACTAGGATCTAATGATAGGGCTGCATTATTTAAGTCGGGTCACATGGGATTTAATAATTATGCAAGGATAGATTGGCGGCCAAATATTACTCAAGAAACTTTAACAGGTGCGATCGCTGTTTCAGGTATATACCCAAGCCAGCCGTTTAATTTAAATACAAGCAGATTTAGTGTTATCTATGATACTGTCAATACAGTTCATACGTCTTTAATAAACAATGGTAGTATTATCAGTCATGGTACAGGCGCTCGTAAAATAGACAATTCATCTAACACTACCCTACTTTGGGCTGTGGCAAACAGGCAGAGTATTAGTTATTTTTTGTTTAAAAGCAACACTAATTATTACTTTCATAGCGTAGGAGTTTTGAATAATTCAGATCAAGTTTTCCCTGGAGATGCTTACGCTTTTGCTATACAATCAACCCCTGAATGGTTTGATCAGTATGAAGTGTCGGCGAAAACATCATTTGCTGACACTTCTATTTCTGTTTTTGGCACAGTAGCAAACTACTCTCACACCAATAATAATAATATTGCTACGCAATCAGAAACAGAACTATATTTACGTTGGGGGTCTAATAATCCTTCAATGCCAGTCGGCTGTATTCCCAATGTTTTTAAGTGGAAAGTAGACGGAACAGAAACTCCTTTAGCTATTGGTTCTACAGTAAAACTAAATATGATCAACCAAACCCCTGATTTTCCGTCCACAGGGTTTATTTATTGTCGCGTAGTTGGTAGATTAGGTAACACTAATGCACAGGATCTAACAGGGGATTACATATTAATGAGAGTAGCAAATTAATATGATTTTGTGCTAACATTGAACCAATATTCTTGTAAAATAAAGCAATGAATCAGCCTATTTTAGGAGTAAGAGGAACGGCGGAATACGTTAAGGCTACAGGAGAAGGTACACCTGAATCTCCTTATATTCCCATTGTTCAAGTAGAGGGTGGTGGTACAGGGGGAGGTGGTACTACCACTGTAGACTTCGGCACTAAGATCACCGATGCAACCATGCCCGCAGGTGGTGTAGGTAATTTAGGGTGGCTGTCTGGAATTTGGAAAACAATTACCGACAGATTACCTTCACTGATAAATAACAGATTACCAGTAGACGTAACAAATCAAATCAGCTTTGGTACTCAAATCACTGATGCAGCCATGCCTGCGGGCGGGGGAGGTATCCTGGGATGGTTGTCTGCTATCTTTAGGACACTAAGCAACGGAACTGGATTTGCCAGTACCGCAACTATTCAAAGACCATCGGGAGCAACTGCTTATACAGCCAATGACGTATATGGCTCAATAATCGAACTGTCAAATGTTGGTTCTAGTGGGGGTAATATTTTTATTAATAATATAAAAATAATGTTCAATACTTCCACGCCTCCCAGCGGAATGACTAGCCTTGTAATTTATTTATACAGTGCTTCACCTCCATCCGCGATCGCTGACAATCTTGTTTTTAATGGTGCATCTGCCGACAGAGATTTTCACTTAACTGAAGATGGAATTACCTTATCAGTTGCAACGATGAGAGGTGGTGGTAGCTTTTTTGCTATGGCATCAAACATTAACAGGCAGGTTAAATTAGCCGCAAATAGCACTTCTTTATGGGCATACGTAGTAACTCCAAACGCATTTACACCCACAAGCAGCGCAGAGACAGGTACAATCACTATCAATTCTTTCTTGGCATAATATGAGACGTTCTACTAAAATGGTGGTGTTGGGTAGGAAAAGGTTAAATTACTATTTTCCTCTTGAACCAATTTCTGATTTTATAGCAGCCCGTAGTTACAATTACGGGAATGTGACAGACGTACTAACAACTCCGTCAGGTACTTATCCGGGTGGTAGTGCTTTCATTGGGGGAGTATTATTACCTGATGGTAGAGTATTCTGTGTACCTTTTAACTCTACCACGGCAAGAATATACAATCCAATCACAGATACTTTAACAACTCCGTCAGGTACTTATCCGGGTGGTGCTTTCGTTGGGGGAGTATTATTGCCTGATGGTAGAGTATTCTGTGTACCTTTTAACTCTACCACGGCAAGAATATACAATCCAATTACAGACGTACTAACAACTCCGTCAGGTACTTATCCGAGTGGTAGTCTTTATGGAGGAGTATTATTACCTGATGGTAGAGTATTCTGTGTACCTTTTAACTCTACCACGGCAAGAATATACAATCCAATCACAGATACTTTAACAACTCCGTCAGGTACTTATCCGGGTGGTAGTGCTTTCGTTGGGGGAGTATTATTACCTGATGGTAGAGTATTCTGTGTACCTCATAATTCTACCACGGCAAGAATATACAATCCAATTACAGACGTACTAACAACTCCGTCAGGTACTTATCCGGGTGGTAGTGCTTTCGTTGGAGGAGTATTATTACCTGATGGTAGAGTATTCTGTGTACCTTTTAACTCTACCACGGCAAGAATATACAATCCAATTACAGACGTACTAACAACTCCGTCAGGTACTTATCCGGGTGGTAGTGCTTTCGTTGGGGGAGTATTATTACCTGATGGTAGAGTATTCTGTGTACCTCATAATTCTACCACGGCAAGAATATACGGGCTTCCACTTAGCAATAATCTTCCCATAGGAAGGACTCACTCTGCTTTTGATAATAAACTTTAAAACTATGACAAAACAACAATGGCTACTTTCTCAAATTGCACAATTCCCTGAATTATCCGCCAGGGAATTAACTGGAAAATTGAATGAAAAAAAGTTAATTCCCAACCCTAAACCACAGGAGCAAATACCAATAGTTCCCACGCTGGAAGACACAATTAAAATTGGGATTAACGAGAATACAATAAAAGTTGTAGAAACAAAAACCTACGAAAGATTTGTAGAATCAATCCAAAACAAGTCAATGAATTTTGCATTAACAAATCTTGCGATCTTGAAAGAAGGTGAACTAATTTCAGAAGAAACTTTTAATGCTATTTTTGCCTTATTGCAACGCACTGAACCCGACCCAAATTATCAACCTTTTATAGAAACAAGTGACGTAGAATTAGCAGGTTTTGATGTTGTTTATGTCCACGAGATTGAGGAATTAAAATCG